GTATCTTCATCCAGATCACAAAAGAATATAATCCTCCATGCCAATGAGGTGGATTGAACTCATGTTTATATTGATAGTTTGCCCAAAACTCATGTAAAAATAATCTACAATTTGGATTCAAGGTTACAAAGTTACGAACTGGATCTTCACCACCATTGACCTCACGAAACTTTTGAATCATTGGAATACATATTTCATTAAAGAAATATTGTTTCTCGTCTACAATACCAAAACTGTTACTGACGTTTCCAGCTAATCTATGTTTATATTCCTCTTTTTGTTTCTTACCTTTTTTAATTATCTTCCATAGGTAATCAACATATTTCTTTTCTAATTTTTTATAGAGATATGGTGTGATTGGTGGATAAATTGTTTGAACTTCATGTGAATCAAAGTCCATATCCATGTACTGTTTTCCCATTACGATGTCATCCTACTGAATCCTTTTACTTTTTCAAATTGTATTAGATCTTCAAATCGATCATGTAGTGATTGTTTATGTGATATCACGAATACGTTAGCATCCTTGATCACATACTTGACAATCTTAAGAAACTCTTCAGTTCCAAAGCCGTCAAGCGAACTGTCAAATACTTCATCCATAATCAATAGATTTGTATTGACTGAGTTTTTAAATCTAGCAACCTCTCTCCATGTAAAGAGAAGTGCTAGATCAATTCTCATTTTTTCACCTTCACTGAAGGATGAATATGAGAAGTCCTCATGAATCGGAGATTGAATAGTTTCATTGAACTCTTCATCAAGTTTGAAATTGATATAGAAGTCCATCATCCTGAGATACTTATTAACCTGTTGGTTGATAAGTGGTAGATACTTTTTGATGATCTTGGACTTTACGCCACCATCCTTGAGAAGTGAATAGGCAAAGTCATGATGTAGTATTTCTTGTTTCTTCTCTCCTAAAGAGTCATAAGTCTTTTTTAGTTTTTGGTCAAATTCAGTTAGTTTCTCATGTTCAGAATTTCTGTTTTCAAGTTGATTGGTAATAGTTTGAATTTCTGATTCAAGTTCCCTAATCTGTTTTTGGCAGCCAGAGATCTTAACGTTGTTTTGAGAAATTTCATTCGTGAGTTTAGTTGATGATTTAGTGAGTGAGACAAATTGACGTTCCCGATCTTCTTCTTTTTCTATTGCCTTTTCTAGTTCTTGATAACCAGATTGAAGTTCTTTTGCTTTTTGTTGGGCTTCGTCAAGTTTATTTAGCCTTAACTCTTCATCAATATTCTGTGTACAAGTAGGACATACTGTATTCTTTGAAAAGAATTTATGTTCCTTCTTAACAGTTGATGCCTTGTTTGATATCTTTCCTTTTAGATTTCCCAACTCTTTAAGTTTATTACTAGCACCTATGAACTTTTCTTGTTCTTTGATTAATCCATGAATATCATCTTCTAAACCTTCTGTCTGCATTATAAGAACACACACCTCATCACCCAAACTATTTTGTTTTTTAAGTTTAGAATCAATTCTCTCTTTACCTCTCTTCTCAATCTCCTCCATAAAGTTCTGTTGCATCTCTAATTTTTCTTTGAGAGATGTTTTTTTTAACTCTAGAGTTCTAACTGCATCTCTCTTATCTCTTATCTTATCTCGAATAATATTATTCATCGCTGAGAATATTTTAATATCTAATAAATCTTCTATCACCTCTCTTCGATTTGAACCTGATAACTGCATGAATGGAACAAATGTACTACTACCTAATATGACGATTTGTGTAAAAGACTTGTAATTCATCTTCACAACATTTTGTTCTAACCATTTCTGTTGATCGTTTGCAGCAGAAGATTGATTCATCATCTGTCCATTACGATGAATCTCAAATATATTTGGTTTGATACCTCTACGAATAAACCAATCAGTAGATCCAATTGTAAAGTCAAGTTCAACTAAACAGTCTTTTTCATTTGTAGCGTTTACAAGTTGAGATTTATTAATCTTACGAAAAGGTTTATTGAACAGAACAAAAGTTAGTGCATCTAACATAGTAGACTTACCAGCACCATTTGTCCCAATAATAACTGTATTTGATTTTTTATTTAAGTCAATCTCAGTCCACTGATTACCAGTAGACAGCAAATTACGCCATTTTATCTTTTTGAAACAAATCATTCTTTGGTGGAACCACGATATCGTCTGGTCTAATTATATTATACATGTAATCGTGCATTTCGCAAGCCCTCATTGCCACGAAATCATCTATCTCTATCACACTCATCTCTGGATAATCATCTTCAATTGATATTAACTCAGCATATCTATCCGCATCATCTTCTTCCTCAAACATCAAAAGCACTTTATCTCCATCATCATTCTCAAGAGAGAATGCACCATCTTCTTCAAATCCTTTAACTGCTAAGATAAACATTACTCAACCTCACAGGCCTCCTTATATACGTCTTGAAGTATTTCTGTAATCACAGATTTATCTAAATCAACTTCAGACTCCTGTATATATCTATTTAATAAGGATATTGTATCTTCAGATTCATCTGCTTCAAACTCTTCTCCCTCTGTAAAATCAAAGTTCTCAACGATCTTAAGTTCTGCTAGGTTTGATGAGTAAAGTTTATCAATATACTTTTCAAATTGTTTTGGATCTGATTTCTTACGAACAATTACCTTAAGTATTTTTTGATCATACTTAGTGATATCTAACATTTGATGTGGCGTATCTTCATAATATAGATTATGAAAAAGTTGATATGGATTATTGACTGGAGTATGTTCTAAAGTATCTGTATCAAATAAATGAAATCCACGATTACGATCATTCACATCATTCCAATACATTTCATATGGATTACCCAAATAAAATATATTATCTTTATTTGATCTCATATGATAATGTCCAGAATAAACTCGATCAAACTTATCAAAGACACTTGAATCCATACCATGCTCCATAAAATGTCCACGAGTTGCCATAAAACCATTCAACTCAAGATGACCCATCACACATGGAGAATCACTTTCTTCAATTAACTTAAACGTCTTTTCTTGATTCTCAGGATTAATCCAAGGTACAAATAAAAATTTTGTTTTATCAATTCTAACTTCTTCAGCTTCTGGATATATTTTTACATTATCATACTCTCTTAAAAATAAACCAACACCTGTTAAATCATTTGTATTCTTATAATATGCTGTATGATTACCTACAATAGTATGAACAGTGATCCCTAATTCTGCTAACCTATCATAGTAATGATTCTTTGCCCATTCTAGTGATACAAAATCAACACCTTTACGGCTATCAAATGTATCACCCATGTCAATGATAGTTGTGATACCCTCTTTAATTAAAGTTGGAAAAAATATGTCTTCGTAAAATTTTAAAAAGTAATCATGAAATAATTTTGAATTTTTTCTCGCACCAAAATGTTGGTCTGTAATAATAGCAATCTTCACTGATAATTCATCCTTGTTTGCACTGAATCTTTAATTTGGTTATAATCAGAACTGGTGCCTGTCATATCACCATCAACAGTAAAGACTTCTTCATAACCAGATCTTTCAATAATTTTAGTTTTAATTTCTAATTGTTTCTTTTCTTTTTGTATTCTTCTAAGAAAAGCATAATGTATAATTTGTGTAAAGTAAGCAAATGGATTCTTAGATTTTTCTGGATTAAAATTATTAATATATTGAACACAGTTTTCGATACCATCACACACCATGTCATCCTTAAACATGTAGTTTACAAAGTTAGGTTTAAAAGATAAATGAGTTGCAATCTTAAGAAAACATTCCCCTAGATAATTTGTGATACGAGGTTTTGCTTCACCTCTCTCTGCAGCTAAGGCAACCTTTTCTTTGTATTCCACAATAGCGGCGAGGAACTCTTTATTATTTACATAATGTTCCGATCTTTTTCTTGCCATGAAGTGTTTTGATAGTGTTCATTCATAACATTATTATACACTATAATCAAACGCTTGACAATACCCTAAAAAACAGTTACAATAACTCTGCTAGGGTTCAAAGGAAGGGATTAGCTATTCTTAAAGATATTCTCTAGGCTCTTGCGAGCATCTTTAACATTAGATATGTAACCCATTTCTTTTGTCATCTTTGGGTTTGGTTTTTCTATAGGAGGTTCAGTTTCATAATATGCTTTTACAAATCTATTATATGCTTTAATTACATCTTTGTCAGAAACCTCACATGTAGTGATAACGTTACTCATCTCCACTATATATGTTTGTTCTCGACCTGTTTTGATCCAAGGTTCGATTTTAACAATACTTATACCAGGCTTTCGAGTGAATGATGATTCTCCGATCATTGCAGGGCAGTCTAGAGATAATACATCTCCCTCTGGAGCGACATCAATTTTTGCAAGAACTTCTTCGCTTGTTTTTAATTTTATAACTGCTAAAAATTTATCTGACATTTTTTTAAAGGTATCGTGAGCATTTCATAGTTAAAGTTTTCTTCGTTATAAATCTTAACTCTTTCCATCATATGATTTAATGTATAGTTTTTAGAGGATCCGTATGTAATATCATCAGCAATATCAAATAGAGTTGCTTTGATTTTATTGTCACCTTTTCTTAAAACTCTTCCTATACTTTGTAAGTTTCGTATTTTTGATTTGTTTGGCGATGCGAATATGACGTTGTGAAGATTTTTAATGTTAATTCCTGTTGAGAAGGTGCCGTATGAGGCAATGATAATTGCATTGTTTTC